CAATCTAAACTTAAGAAAGGTGGCGGAAAGATATGAAGATTGAAAAACTGAAAACGAAGCTCTTACTTCCCGCTGACTATAACCCACGTAAAGATCTAAAACCCGGGGATGCGGAATACGATAAACTCAAGCGCTCCATTGAGCAGTTTGGTTATGTAGAACCAGTCATCTGGAACAAGACTACCGGTAGGGTTGTAGGTGGCCACCAGAGATTAAAAATACTCATAGATTTAGGAATGAGTGAAGTTGAGTGTGTAGTTATCGAGATGGATGAAGATAAAGAAAAGGCCCTCAACATTGCCCTTAATAAAATCAGCGGTGACTGGGATAAGGATAAGTTGGCCCTACTCATTGCTGATCTGCAGGGTGCTGACTTTGATGTTTCCCTTACTGGTTTTGATCCTTCTGAACTGGATGACCTGTTTAAGGATTCCTTGAAGGAAGGTATTCACGATGATGAGTTTGATGTGGACGCTGAGCTGGAAAAACCCGCCATGACAAAACTTGGTGACGTCTGGAAGCTGGGCCCCCATAGACTGGTCTGCGGGGATTCAACTAAGCCAGAAACCTTCACGCTACTCATGGATGGAAAGCTGGCAAACCTTGTGGTGACAGATCCCCCTTACAATGTGAACTATGAAGGCTCTGCCGGAAAAATTAAAAACGACAATATGGGTGATTCTGCTTTCTATGAATTCCTACTGGCGGCTTTTACCAATACGGAAGCCGTGATGACGCAGGACTCATCTATCTATGTTTTCCACGCTGACACGGAAGGGTTGAACTTCAGAAGAGCCTTCTCTGAAGCTGGCTTCTACCTCTCCGGCACCTGCATTTGGAAAAAGCAATCACTGGTCCTGGGAAGATCCCCCTACCAATGGCAGCATGAACCTGTGCTCTTTGGGTGGAAGAAAAAAGGCAAGCATAACTGGTACGCAGATCGAAAACAAACGACCATCTGGGAATTTGAAAAACCTAAGAAGAATGGCTCTCATCCAACAATGAAGCCCGTGGCTCTTGTGGCCCATCCAATCATTAATTCAAGTCTCAGTAATTGCATTGTCCTCGATCCATTTGGCGGTTCTGGTAGTACGCTTATTGCCTGCGATCAGACCCAGCGAATCTGCCACACCATTGAGCTTGATGAGAAGTTCTGTGACGTTATAGTCGAAAGGTTCATTTCCGGAGCACAGACTTCAGATGATGTCTATCTCCTGCGTGATGGCAAAGAATACCGCTACAGTGACCTCCCTGAAAATAAATAACACAACTATCGAAAGATAGACTTGCTATTAACATCACTTAGAGTGATATATGTAGTAAGCAAAAAACAAGGAGGTCAAAACCATGAAAATCAATTACAACGTAACCGGTAACGAACGAAAAAAGCTGGTGAAGCTCATCAGCGAAATCACAGAGGTTCCTTCAAAATACCTGGGTGTTCCATCCTGCGCTTACCAGGTCGGACCCTACCACATCGGAAAAGACGGTGAACTTACCTTTGACACCGAAGTAGCTCAGGAAGATATCAAGACGCTGATGAAAAAACTACAAGATGCAGGGTTTGAAACTGAGGTGGTTGAACCCGCTCCTGCTGAAGCGGAACCTGAAGAAACTGGACTCATCATCCAGATTCCAAAAGACTCCCTCTCCGATGAAGACCTGGAGAAGCTAGCCAAACTGTTAGAAGCAAAAGGTAACCTCATCAAGAAAGCGCTTGATGTGGATGCCCTTCCCATTGAAGCCGACGAGGAACGAATTAGCTTCCCTTGGTTTTCAAAACTGCCAAATCCAGAGGAGATAAAAGCATACTCCCAGTTCATTACAAAGCTTTGTGAGATGGTGAAAACCCAAAAGAGAATCACTGTAAAAGAAAAAGAAGTCGATAATGAAAAATACGCATTCCGCTGCTTCCTTCTCCGCCTCGGATTTATTGGAGAAGAATTCAAAACCCATAGAAAGCTTCTCCTTCAAAACCTTTCAGGCAGTAGTGCTTTTAAAGGAGGTGCTCCAAGTGAAACCGATCAGTAAAGAAAGACTGGCCCACCTACGCAAGCAGTACCCCGCTGGAGCTAGGGTCCAACTGATTTGGATGGATGATGTGCAAGCACCACCAGCGGGCACAAAAGGCACCGTGTGGGGCGTTGATGACACAGGCTCCATCATGATTCAGTGGGACAACGGCAGCAGCTTGAATGTGGTTTACGGCATTGATTCCTGTAAGGTCATCGATGAAAAATCCAGGGAGGAGGCATAGCGATGAAGGCATTATTTGGTCGAAAGTTCTACAACCTTAAGGAACTAAAAGTAGCAACTGAAGAGGCAAAAGAAGATGGCGTCATTGGTTCTGATTACACTGTGATTCGAGAAGTTGAACTTACTGATGCAGAGTTTAAAAAGTTCACCAGTGATTTTCTAGAGGACCAGCCCTGGATCAAGAAGTCAGATGGCGGCACCAACGAAAAAGGTGAGCTTAGGTGTATTAGGGTCATTAACAAAGATACCGGTGAAAAGATACTCACCAATCCTGAAGGCTACGAATTCCCGCGTTACACAGCGATTGAAGATTAAACTGAAAACCTGCTCTATAACTACAGAAATGACTTGCTATTATTCTCGTTTAGAGTGATATATGTAATACCAAAACAAAACCACACTAAATGGAGGATGAGAACATGAAAGAAATCAAAGCATTTGAAGAAGCCAAGGCAACTGGCGCAAATTTTAAGGAGTCTGGTATCAACAGCACCATGTACTGGGCCTACGAAAGAAGCAAGGAAGCAGGAAACGACACCATCGACTTTTCTGAGGTCATTTGGGATTACGACATTGAACCCATTGTTAAAGCCTGCAGAGCCTACGGAATAAACCACATCACTATTTCAAGCACCTTCTCAGGACTGATCGCAACCCTTGCCGAATTTGAAAAGCACGGCTGCAGGATGGACGGACTGACTAAGGTTAAGACAAGCTACACAGACTGGAGAAAAGCAAATTCTACCAGCGATCTTGGTTAGGATTTAAGGGGGGCCTAGACCATGTGGAGAGAAGGTAAAATCGAAGTCGAAAAGAAAACCATTCATTACTGGATCAAAAGCTTTGACTTAGGCTCCCCTTACGGCATTGATGAAGGTAGAATTTCAAAACTGATGCTAAAGCGAGATGGCCAGATCATTGCAAACTTTGATAGAGGCTGGGACATTGAACCCATCGATGAAAATGCAAAGGCTGCACTTGAAGTTTTGATGAAGAAATACAATTAACAACAAGAGAAAAACGCATAAAGGAACAGGGCTGTATGGCTCTTTTCCTCGTTACAGAAGACCTTAGGGTCTATTTTTTATGTCTTTTTAAAGGAGGTGTCCGCATATCCGAAAACTAAAGAAGTATAAACCAACCTCTTACATGGCGAAAGATTCCCATTACAGCAAGGAGATGGCGGACTATGCAGTTGGTTTTATTGAATGCCTCTCCCATACCAAAGGAACCTGGGCAGGAAAGCCCTTTGAACTAATAGATTGGCAAGAGCAAATCATCCGGGATTTATTTGGAACCATAAAGCCAAATGGCTATCGCCAGTTTAATACTGCTTATGTAGAGATACCAAAGAAGATGGGAAAAAGTGAGCTCGCGGCGGCTGTTGCCCTGCTCTTAACCTGTGGAGATAACGAAGAACGTGCTGAGGTTTATGGCTGTGCTGCAGATCGTAACCAAGCCTCCATCGTTTTTAATGTGGCTGCTGATATGGTGCGAATGTGCCCTGCCTTATCCAAGCGGGTTAAGATACTGGACTCACAGAAAAGACTGATCTACCAACCCACCGGAAGTATTTATCAAGTGCTCTCCGCGGATGTTGGAAACAAACACGGCTTTAACACCCATGGCGTTGTATTTGATGAGCTCCATACTCAACCTAACCGAAAACTCTATGATGTTATGACCAAAGGTAGTGGTGATGCCAGGATGCAGCCTCTATATTTTCTAATCACAACAGCCGGAGACAATCAAAACAGCATCTGCTGGGAGGTTCATCAAAAAGCACTGGATATTATGGCAGGAAGAAAGAACGATCCTACCTTCTACCCCGTCATTTATGGCGCAGCACTAGAGGATGACTGGTCAGATCCAAAGGTGTGGAAGAAAGCAAATCCATCCCTTGGTATCACTGTCAGCATGGACAAAGTAAAAATGGCCTATGAGTCTGCGAGACAAAACCCCGCTGAGGAAAACAGCTTCAGGCAGCTTCGACTCAATCAATGGGTTAAGCAGGCTATTCGCTGGATGCCTATGGATAAATGGGATGCCTGTGCTTTCCCGGTTAATCCAGAAGCCCTCAAAGGTCGCGTCTGTTATGGCGGGCTGGACTTATCATCTTCCACTGATATTACAGCCTTTGTACTTGTCTTCCCTCCACAGGATGAAGATGACAAGTATGTGGTTCTTCCATACTTCTGGATACCGGAAGACAGCATTGACCTTAGGGTTAGACGGGATCATGTCAATTATGATGTTTGGAAAAAACAAGGCTTCCTTCTAACTACCGAAGGTAACGTAGTCCATTACGGTTTCATTGAGACTTTCATTGAGGAACTTGGAATGAAATATAACATCCGCGAGATTGCCTTTGACCGCTGGGGCGCAGTTCAGATGACACAGAACTTAGAGAATTTAGGTTTCACAGTTGTTCCTTTTGGGCAGGGATTCAAAGACATGTCACCGCCAACAAAAGAATTAATGAAGCTGACTTTGGAAGAAAAAATAGCCCACGGCGGTCATCCTGTTCTCCGTTGGATGATGGACAACATTTTTATTAGAACTGATCCTGCTGGGAATATCAAAGCAGACAAAGAGAAATCCACCGAGAAGATTGACGGTGCTGTGGCCACGATTATGGCTCTTGACCGAGCGATCCGCTGTGGTGGAGAAACCGGTAATTCTGTTTATGATGACAGAGGATTATTAGTATTCTGAGGTTCGTTTTGCATAACATCTCAACGTAATACATCATCTTCAACACCGTCATGTAATCAGTTTTCATCAATTTTCAATTGTCAAATACATCCACGTGTATTTAGTGTAAAATACTATTGAGGTGATAAATATGCGTGATGATGCTTACCGCAATTGGCTACAGGGCAAAATTTCAAGTCGTCCTATATCAGACAGTATTAGCCGCTGTCGAAGAGTTGAAGAAAGTCTGAAAATGAACTTAGATGAAGAATTTTCAAAGGATGGTGGTCGCAGCCTTGTTGAGCTGCTTGAATATTCATCCGAAGACGAGAGTCTTAATCGTCCAGCACCTACTGGTATTAGTTTTACACCAGGCTCAAATATTAAAAATGGAATGGCTTCATTAAGATCTGCAGTTAAAAAATATTTAGAGTTTTGCCATTCAACTAAATAAAAACAAACACAATATCTATGAGCATCTCAAACGAGGTGCTTTTTTCATGCCCATTTTTAAGGAGGTAGATTCCCATGGGAATACTGCAAGGAATATTTAAGGCGCGCGATAAGCCTAAAGATGCTCTTGGTGGCAGCCGCTACAGCTTCTTTTTTGGAAGTACCAGTGCTGGAAAACCGGTCAATGAGCAGACTGCCATGCAAATGACAGCGGTATACAGCTGCGTAAGAATCTTATCTGAAACATTGGCTGGCTTACCTCTTCATGTCTACAAATACAATGATTCAGGTGGCAAGGAGAAAAACCTAAAACACCCTTTATACAAATTACTTCACGATGAACCAAACCCTGAGATGACTTCTTTTGCGTTTAGAGAAACGCTGATGAGTCATCTTTTATTATGGGGAAATGCCTATGCTCAGATTATTCGAAATGCACGTGGTGAAGTGGTTTCCCTCTACCCACTGATGCCAAACAAAATGACGGTCGATCGCGATTCAAGTGGTCGGCTTTTCTATTTGTATCAGCGTGGCAGCGAGGATGCTCCTACTCTCGGTAGAGAACATCAGGTGTATCTATCACCATCAGACGTCCTTCATATCCCCGGACTTGGCTTTGATGGGCTGGTAGGCTATTCACCCATTGCTATGGCGAAAAATGCTGTGGGTCTTGCCATTGCTACTGAAGAATATGGAGCTAAGTTTTTCGCTAATGGCGCTTCACCCGGTGGCGTCTTGGAACACCCCGGTACCATCAAGGACCCTGCAAGGATTAAAGAATCATGGAACGCTGCCTACCAAGGAAGCGGTAATGCCCACAGGGTAGCTGTACTTGAAGAAGGTATGAAGTATCAGCCTATCGGTATTTCACCTGAACAGGCACAGTTCCTTGAAACCAGAAAGTTTCAGATCAATGAGATCGCTCGTATCTTCAGAGTTCCACCTCATATGCTTGCTGACCTTGAGAAATCATCCTTTAGTAACATCGAGCAGCAATCACTGGAGTTTGTAAAATACACCCTCGACCCTTGGGTGGTCCGCTGGGAACAGTCCATGTGCAGAGCACTACTCATGGAAAGTGAGAAACCTAATGTCTTTATCAAGTTCAATGTGGATGGCCTACTGCGTGGTGACTATGTTAGCCGAATGAGTGGTTATGCCACTGCAAGGCAGAACGGTTGGATGAGCGCAAATGATATCAGAGAGCTTGAAAATCTGGATAGAATTCCAGAATCCTTAGGTGGCGACCTCTACCTCATCA